AACTGCTGGTTATGGATGGGGTACGGGTACTTGGAGCAGGGATGCTTGGGGGTTAGGCTCCAGCAGTCCAATATATTTCCCCCAGCGAGATTGGTGGCTTGATAATTCCGACAACGGCTTGGTGGCGGCTCCACGGGGTGGGGCCATATATTATTGGGCGCGGGGGGCTTTAACAGACCCCGGAACATCATTGGGCACCAAGGCGGTTTCTTTGTCTTCGCTAGCTACCGCGGCAGGCTTCAGTGCTAGCGCGGTCCCCGCTAAGGTTACCCAAATACTGGTATCGCAGAACGACAAGCACCTACTAGCCTTCGGCGCGGTGCCCTTCGGTTCGACTGATACGGCAGATTTTGACCCGCTGCTTATCCGGTGGGCCGACCAAGACACGCCAGAAGACTGGACGCCTTCGGTTACGAACACCGCTGGTGATTTGAGGGTTTCCCGTGGCTCTATGATAGTGCGCGCTCTACCCACACGGCAGGAAATCTTGGTGTGGACTGACAGCACCCTCTACGGCCTCCAGTTCTTGGGCACCACAGATGTTTTTGGGCTACAAGAATATGCTAGCAACATAACCATAATGTCCCCCCGTGCTTGCATAACTGCGGGTAGTGTCGTGTATTGGATGGGTAATCGGAAATTTTACACGTACACCGGCCAAGTGCAGACATTGGAAAGTTCAGTATCGGACTACGTGTTTGACGATTTCAATTTTGGGCAGCAAGAGCAAGTTATCTGCGGAACCAATGAAGCGTGGGATGAAATTTGGTGGCATTATCCTAGCGGGTCTTCCAGTTGGAATGACCGGTATGTGGTCTATAATTATGTAGAACAGGTCTGGTACTACGGCACTATGGGTAGGACCGCTTGGCTTGATACGGCTGTGCGAGGAAATATCCTTTCCGCGACAAGTGATTGGGATGGGACCACTGTAAGTAATAGTAAGATATACAACCAAGAAGACGGTCTTGATGCTGACGGCGCGGCAATGAACAGCTATATACAGTCGAACGACTTCGACCTTGCTGACGGCGAGGATTTCATGCTGACCAAACGGATTATTCCTGACTTACGGTTCGACGGTTCCACCGCTGCTACTCCCACGGTGGATTTGGAGATACGCCCACGGCGCTCTCCGGGTAGTTCGTACCAGAATGACCCCGCTGATACACAGGATGTTATAGAAGCCTCTGCTGATATATACACAGAACAGGTGTTCATCCGCGCTCGTGCACGGCAGATGGCACTGAAAGTAGCATCAAACACACTCGGTGTGCAGTGGAGCCTCGGTGCGCCACGACTAGATGCACGGTTATCGGGTAGGCGGTAATGGCACTAGTAGGCTTTAAAGCTCCTCCATTACCGCTGGCCCCAGCGGACTATAACAAAGCACAACAGGACCAGCTTATCCGTGCGCTACAGCTATATTTTAACCGCCTTGATAGCCTGACACCACAAGCAGCGAACTCCTACACGGCGGATGCGTTTTATGGTGGTTCTTTTATTGCTACTTCTGAAACTTTTACCGCTAGCGGTGCGGTGGCTGTGGGTATTAGTTATGTATTGGGCGACGCTACAGCGGGCGCTGTGACTATTACCCTACCCTTAGTAGCTCAATCAGTTGGTCGCGCTATTACAATTAAGAAGACTGACAGCACAGGAAATACAATTACTATAGATGGTAATGGGTCTGAAACAATAGACGGAGCCACTACTGTAGCGATCAGCACACAATATGGAGTAGTGTCTGTATATTGTGACGGTGTAGTATGGTGGGTTGTTTGATAAAGTGAGTTGTTCCCTTGGCGGCGTTTTCATACTATAAGCGTAGCCACAAGATAGATAGGAATCATACGTGAACGAACAATCCTCCCCATATCACGGCATGGCGCAGCAGATTCAGTCACGGGGCCGTGGCGAAGATTCCATGCTGATCCACATGACCCCCAACGAGATTAACAGTCTTCAAGGGTTGGCCATGGCGCATGGAGGCTCACTCACGATTAACCCTGATACGGGTCTTCCAGAGGCTGGGTTCTTGTCTAGTATTCTCCCTATGGTAGCAGGTGGATTGCTTGCAGCCACGGGAGTCGGTGCGCCTCTTGCTGCTGCTATGGTAGGTGGAGGCACTGGGATACTTACTGGTGATCTTAACAAAGGCCTTATGGCTGGCCTCGGTGCCTTCGGTGGCGCGGGTCTAGCTAGTGGTCTTGGCGCAGGTAGCACCCTCCTAGGAGGCAATGCTGGGGGTATTCTTGGCAGTAACTCTGGTATGTTTGGGGCAAATATGGGCGCGGGCGCAGCCACTACGGGCGCAGCCACTACGGGCGCAGCCACAGGAGCAGCCGCAGGCGCAGTTCCGGGCGCAGCCGCAGCCCCAATCAACCCGCTAACAGGGGCACCACAGATTATGGGTGGTGCAGCAGATGCTGCGCTAACCGCTCCAATGTCCGGTGCGAACGTGACGGGACAACTCGCCGCTATGCAGGGCGGGGCTATGCCGGGGGCAGGAGGATTTATACCCCCAGTTAATCCAATGACAGGTGCCGCACAGGGTATGGCTACGGCTATGCCTTCAGCGCCCTCTGCTGCTAGCCTAGCGCCACAAATGACTGCGGGCGCGAACGCCGGTATGGCTAATGTGTCTGCGCCCCAAGGGGGATTCCTCAGTAAATTTGGTGACGCCACGCGTATTGCAGACAGTGGTATGCTGAAGAACGCTGGGCCTATTATGGGTGGTTTGGGTGTCCTAGGAGGCGTTAGTGGCGCTTTGGAACAGGATTATAAATCTCCTGAGAAGGAAAACAAATATCCTTACGAGGGTCCTTATCTCCCGAAGGATCGTGGTTATACAGAGCGTAATCCAATGGCCACTTCGTCCGAACAAATGTGGTTCCAAAACCCTAACGCTGGTTACTATGGCTCCCAGAACCCCCCCGAGGGGTACGCTGGTGGTGGCGAAGTAGACCACGGGTTCTCTCAAGTATCAATGGCGTCCCCCATTGGCGGCGCTGGAGGGTATGGAGGATATGGCGGCTTCGGGGGTATGGACGTTACGAGTGGGGGCGGGGGGCTTGCAGCGATGATACAGCAGGCCATGCAAAAGCAGGGGGGCGGCCCGACAGGCCCAACCCCTTCGCCACAGGCGCAAGCGCAACCGCAGATGCCTCCGCAGGGGCAGCAGAACCCGTTCAGCTTTAATAACGTCCCGAACCCAAACAACCTTCAGGCACCTGACTGGCATAAACAAGCCATGCAGGGTGGTGGGCAGCAGCCAGTGGGCCTACAGGACGACTCCTTTGTAGTTGATGCACGCACGGTATCCGAATTGGGCAACGGTAGTAGTGGTGCAGGGCAGGAGTTCCTATCTCGTTACGGCGGTATGCCCGTTAGGGGCCGCGGCGATGGGGTCAGCGATGACGTACCCGCGAGCATTAACGGTAACGCACCAGCCAGAGTGGCCCGTGATGAAGTAATCTTCTCCCCTAACTCCGTTAGGATGATGGGTGGGGGCAACGTGGAAAAAGGTGCGAACAAACTGTACGCCCTGATGGATAAAGCGCAGAAGTCCCGCCAGAAAGCCAAGCGCGGCCACGATAGCAAACTGACCCAGAGGGCGATGTAATGTTGGTAGAGAAAATACCCATGCAGGCGTCCATGGTCCCTAACGAACTAGCAAGGGAACTATGGCCTGATATCGAGGAATATATAGAGAAGGGCGCTGCCTACTCCGGTGGCCGGTACGAGCCAGAAGATATTCTCGCTCTCGTGGAAACCCTTGGTTATAAACTCTGGATCGCTTTTGATGGTACTGGTATTAAAGGAGCCGTAGTTACGGGGTTTGTACAATACCCACGCCTGAAGGCTCTGGATATGATGTTTATTGGTGGCGAAGACGGGCCGGAATGGAAACTACCAATGCTGAACCTACTTAAAAAGTGGGGGGCAGACAACGGCTGCGTGAAGTTAGAAGCTATGGGCCGCGAAGGCTGGGAGCGTATGTTCAAGGACGAGGGGGCCAAGCGGCGTTGGCTGGCTTTTGAAATTGATATCGCTCCTGCTGAAGTAGCCAAAGAGAAGGTGGATGTATAATGGGCGGATCTAAAGCTCCAACAGAGCAACAAGTCACTACTACCACCAGCAATCTGCCGGAGTACGCGGAACCCTATTTCATGAATATGATGGGGGCGGCGCAGGCGAACCTTAACCAGCCTTATCAGCCCTATACCGCTGAACGACAGGCGGATTTCAACCCCTACCAGTTGCAGAGCCAGCAGAATGTAATGGGTATGCAGCAGCCGGGGCAGATGGCTGATGCTTCCAACCTAGCCACTACGGCGGGCTTAGGCGCTCTAGGTGCGGGTCAGTATAACCCATACCAATTCTCTTCCCAGCAAATTGGCCAGCCCAATCTTAACCAATACCAGATGGGGAGTGTGGGAGGTGTAAACTACCAGAACGCTAGCGCACCGCAGACGGGCGCGGCGCAGACAGGGTATCAAGCGAATTTGCAGAATATGCAGATGGGCTTGCCCGGAATGGTGAACCCGTCCACGCAGCAGGGTGGCTCTATGCAGGCTGCACAGTCTGGCTATTCACCTAACCTGCAAAATATCATGATGGGCAATGTGGGCGATGTAAGCGCACAGCAATATGGCTCCCCCCAGATGCAGGGCGGGCAGACTAGCTTTAACCCCAACCTGCAACAATACCAGATGGACCAAGCGCAGCAGGTGTCCGGGTTTGGTGTGGACCCTAATGCTACCCCGCAGATGCAGGGTGCGCAGTCTAACTACAACCCCATGTTGCAGCAGTTCCAGATGCAGCAGCCAGAAATGTTTGGCCAGCAGCAAGCCGACCAGTATATGTCGCCATATATCCAGAATGTGGTGGATACGACCAAACGGGAAGCCATAACTGACGCCAAGAAGGGCCAACTTGTAGACGACCTAGGCGCAGCGCGGCAGGGCACCTACGGTGGTTCGCGGCAGCTTCTTGCGGGGATGGAGCGCGAGCGTGGCCTGAACCAGAACCTGAGTGATATTCAGTATAAAGGCCTCCAAGGGGCGTATGAGAACGCGCAGCAGCAGTTCGAGCGTGACCGTGGCGCTGGAATGTCCGCGGACCAGACCAACCTACAGGCACGCCTCGGGGTGCAGGAACTGGGTACGCAGACTGGTATGCAACAATCGCTGGCGAATATGAGTTCGCAGCAGCAAGCAAACGTCCAGAACCAAGCGGCGCAGCTACAGAACCAAGGACTTAATGCTGACCAAGCTATGCGCGCTGCACTTGCAAACCAACAGGCTGGCTTACAGGTGGGACAGTCTAACTTACAGGCGGCTCTAGGCACGCAAGAACTGGGTGCTAATGTTGGTATGCAGACCGCGTTTGCTAACCTTGACGCGGGGCAGCAGACTGCGGTGCAGAACCTTGCCGCCAGCCTACAGACGCAGGGGCTTAATGCAGACCAAGCGATGCGCGCTGCACTCGCTAACCAAGGTGTTGATCTATCAATAGCACAAGGTAATCAGCAGTCGGGCTTGCAGACGCAAGGTTTGCAGACCTCTACTGATATGCAGATGGCGCTGTCTAACATGGACAGCCAACAGCAGGCGAACGTGCAGAACCTTGCGGCCAACTTGCAGACGCAGGGGCTGAACGCAGACCAAGCGATGCGGGCGGCTCTCTCCAACCAGCAGGCGCAGTTGTCTACTGGACAGGCGAATTTGGATGCTGGGCTACAAACCCAAGGGCTACAGACGCAGGCAGATATGCAAACTGCGTTTGCCAACCTCGACTCCCAATCACAGGCTAATGTGCAGAACCTACAGGCACAGCTACAGACACAGGGCATGAACGCTGAACAGGCGATGCGGGCGGCGCTCTCCAACCAGCAGATGCAGTATAATGTCGGCCAGACCAACCTTGGCGCGGCTATGGACACGCAGCAGCTTGGGGCTACCCTTGGCTTGCAGGGGGCGCAGGCTAACCAGCAGGCAAACCTCGACGCGCAGCGTATGTACGAGCAGTCCCGCCAGTTTGGTGGGGGTCTTGCTATGCAGGGGTATCAGACTGCATTAGACAGCGCCAATAGCCTAGGCCAGCTTGGCCAAACACAGCAGCAATTAGACCTCCAACGTTACGCCGCGCAACAAGGTGTGGGCGACCAATACCAGCAGGCGCAGCAGACGCAGTTGGACCAGCAATATGCTGACTTCCTGCGCCAGAGGGATTATAGCAACGAGCAGCTAGGGTATTACAACAACCTGCTCCGCGGCCTCCCTATGACGATGGGGTCTACGGCAACTACTTACGCTGCACCTACTTCCTTAGCCAGTCAGGTCGGTGGTTTGGGGCTTGGTGGGTTGAGCATGTATAATATGTATCAAGGGGGCTAATATGGTAGACCAAACAACTTCCTTTGACATGATGCAGCCAGAGACAATCGCCAAGGAATACGGCGGTAGCAAGCAGAAGATAGCCCTAGCGATGCAGCAAGGGCTTGTTGACCCCACAGCGGGCACGCTGGCGGGGATGTTTATTGACCGTATGCGGTCTGGAGATATGCTAGGACAAGGCGCACCGCCTACTGTAGCGCAGCAGGTGTTCGCACCGCCGCAGCAGCAGCAGGGTGGGCCTCCGCAACCGGGAGGGCCGGGGGCTATGCCTCCTCAACAAGGCATGGGTGGTCCTCCCGCGGGTATGGGCGGTCCTCCTCCTGAAGGTGCGGTTGTCGCTCCACCTATGCAGGGGTTGACGGACTTGCCTGTACCCGATCAGATGTTTGATGAAGGGCAGCCTTCTATGGCTGGCGGTGGGCTGGTTGCGTTTGCTGGCGGCGGTGAGGTAGGCTACGACGCCTTCTACAACGCTATCGTGGGCCAAGAGTCTGGTGGCCGCTATGGTATAGCTAACGCAGAAGGTTCAGGCGCGATGGGGCTGGGGCAGCAAATGCCAGATACAGTAAAAGCAATCGCCAAACGACTTGGGATGCCTTACGATCCGGGCAGGATGGCGGGAGACGACCCTGCATCCAGAGCATATCAGGATAAAATAACCGATTCCGCCGTCAAAGAAGCGTGGGATTATGGCGAGGGCGACCCCGAACTGGCTGCGAAATATTACTTCGCAGGGCCAGACCAGAGCGGCTGGAAAGGCAAGACCGCGAAGTACGCGAAGGACATAAGCAAACGGCTCGGACGGCCAGATGAAAAACCCCTTAGCGTTGACCAAGCAGCGACGGGGCTAGGTAGCCTCGAACCCGGAATAGCCAGCGAGTACGTTGACGAATACAGGCAGATGGTGCCCAGAGATTACACCAGCAGGGATGAACTTATGGCGGCGTTGGCCGCGGAGCGGTCCCCTGAGTCCAAGAAGGCACAGAAGGATCAGGATATGTGGTCCATGCTGGCGCAAGTTGGCTTCGGCACGGCTGCGGGCAAGTCTGGTAATTTCCTTACCGATCTTGGCCAAGCGGCTAATGCTGCGCTCCCCGCTGCGCAAGAAGCCACAGCAGCGCGTAAAGCCTCCGATATGGACACCCTGCGCGCACAGGTTGACCTTGAGGCCAGTGGCAATATGGACCGCGAAAGAGACGCAGGGATGGGCGTTGACCTGTACAAAACTTCTGTCGATAATCTACTACGCAAAGCGATTGCGGACCAAGAAGAGCAACTTAAACGCGAGGGTATGTTGCAGGAAGAAATACTTGCGGGGCGTCAGGAACGCGGAGCTACTCTGCGTGCAAGAATCGCGTCAGAGGCTTCCAAACCACAGGTCCAGCGGGCTATGGAAATCCACTACAACGCTATGCGGAACCGCCAGCGCGGGAATTATAAAACGTATGAAAACCGTGGGGCTGCACCTTTTGGCCTGTTCAAAAAGGACGGTAGGCCAAAAGCAGATACAGAACTACGAGCCATGGCGCTACAGGCGGCTATAGATCAAGAGACGCAAGCTGAAATTACTGCATATGCAGCTAGACCTAGCCAGCAGGCGGGTGTTGGTATAGGCGGGTATCTAAACCCTGCCGGTGGGGGTGGTGGTAGCCCACCCTCCCTGTCTTCTTTTGATAAGGGTGACTGATGCCGTTTGATGTTCAAGGTGCCCGTAAAGCCGGATATACAGACGCGGAAATAGCTGCGCATCTTGGCAGTAAATACGGGTTCGACACAGATGGGGCTATCGCTGTTGGGTATTCCCCGGCGCAAGTGATTGCGCACCTTGCGAACAAGAAGAAGCCTAAAAAGAAGCCCGAGGAAGAAGACCAAGGCTTCCTGCGTTCCGTTGCCGATAGCCCTGTTATTATGGCCGAAAGCGCCGCTGGTAGTCTTGCCTCTATCCTAGAGGTATTTGGCGCGGACAACCCTGTGTCCAAGACTTTAGACGACACAGCCCAATGGTTTAACAGCTTCCGTTCCGCGCAGTCGAAGAAGGACGCCGCGGAGCAGCAGCGCCTGCTGAAAGCAGCAGAAGACAAGGGTATATGGGAGAACGTAAAAGCTGCGGGTAATGCGATAGGGGTTGCTCCCCTTGATACTCTAGCTATGGTTGTGGGTAGCGCAGCGCCCTACGTTGCCTCTATACTTGGCGGGGCAGTTGTTGCTGGGGGTGTCGCTGTTGCTGGTGGTACTGGCGTAGTCAAAGGCTCCATTTACGACGCCACAGAAGAAGCACTTATCCAGAACGGTGTTTCCCCAGAAGAAGCCGCTAAAGCCGCCGATGAAGCCCAGTCCTACACTGGGGAAAACCTAGATATGATTGCCTTGGGTGGTGTTATCGGGGGCATTGCAAACAGAGTGGGCCTAGAACCTGCGCTGGCTAAATCCATTGGTATACAGGCCGTCAAAAATGCTGTGGCCAAAGGAGCGATTAAGCAGGGCGCGAAAGAATTTGCCAAAGAAGGCGTGACTGAAGCAGCGCAGGCTGGGCAAGAACAGCTAGCACAGAATTTGGCCCAACAGCGTGTGGGGGTTGATACTCCCCTTTGGCGTGGTGTGGCTGGGCAGGCAGCGTTTGAAGGTTTGGCAGGTGGTATCCTTGGTGGTAGTGTAGGGGCTAATAATGCTAGAGTAGAGGCGAACAAAGCGAAAGCCAAAACCAAAACTGGCAAGCGCAGCGCTGCGCAGGAGGCGATAGATGCAGAAGTTGAAGCTATTAGTGACCCAGAAATTGCGGATATTGTCAGAAAATACCGCAAGGTTGCTGATATACCTATCGCTGATGCAATCCAGCTTGCGACTGCGGAAGTCACCACAAAAAGAAAAAACGCCGCCCGTCCAGCCGCAGCCGACCTCGCAACCGTTGGAGACACTTTACCAGACGCCGGGAGCGCCGCCGCAGCCCCTGACCCTGCCGGAAGTCTCAACGGCTTTCGCCGTACTGGTCAGCCCGATACCGTTGGCGGAGCAGAACCTACCACCGCGCCTAGCAATGTTACAGACGGAGGAGTGGCAACACCTAGCGCACTGGTATCTGGGAGTGAAGCAGGAACAGGAGCAGCAAACGATACATTAGTCGCGCCCACGCTTACTGCCGAGACGCAAGCTGTAGACGCTGCCGAAGCCACCACTAATGTTAATCTGACACCTGACAAAAAAGAGCGCGTTGTCGCTGGCCTTGCCACGAAGCCTGAACTTGCTACCGACCCCGCAACGGTAGAGGAAGTTGTGCGTGTCGCGGATGCGCTGCCGCTGATAAACCCACTATTAGACGAAACGCCCGCCGATGTGGCGCAGACAACTCTAGCTACGGAGCCTCTAGCTACGAGAGAAAGCGTAGCGCTACCTGATGTGCTCCCTACGGCTACTACCGAGGCGCAAGTAGACCTTACCGAGCCTGTGTTGGATTTGACCCCCCGCGTGGCCAACGCCAGTACACTGCGCACGGTAGCGGAGCGTAGAGCGGCGTTTGTCCCTATCGTGGCGCAAGTAGCGCAGGAGGCTGGAGTCGAACTAGACGCACCCACCACTACAACACTAGTGCAGCAGCTAGCGACCAAAAAAGGATCAAACCTCGACCCGCGTGAAGCATTGGGCAAGCTGGTTAATATAACCGCCCCCATGCCTGATATCACGCCAGTAGCCGTCGAGGATGCGCCCATTGCAGAAGCGCCCGCGCCTGTTGAAGCGCCCGCGCCTATTGCGCCAGCCGTCGAGGCTGCGCCTATTACACCCCCAGTAACAACGCCAGAAATAGCCCCGGCTTTAGAAGCGGCTGCAAACCCCGAAAATGCGCCAGTTCCCGAAGCAGATGTTGTAGCCCCGGCGTTAAATATCAACGAAGAAGCCCCTACGCCAGTAGCCATAGATAACGCACCACTAGACTCTAATCCTGAGTTTGTAGATGCTGCGCCCGTAGAGGAAGAAGTAGCACCCGCTCCTCTGGACCCCAACCTTGAGGAACTTTCGTTCCAAGACAAGAAGCGCTTGGCGCTCGACACGTTGAATAATAACCCAGACATTAAAGTGCCTGTGCAGTTCGCCTACGACGAGAAGAACAAGAAGTTCCCTTGGAAGATCAACCAACAGAACGCCTTGGGTACGTCGAACACACGTATCATGCAGGATAGCAGCTTCAGCGGCCTTATGCAGCAGATTGCTGGCGTGGAAACAGATACCAGTGGTAGAATTAAAAAGGCCCGCAAAGCTGACAGGCAGGCGAAAGCTACCGGTGTGAAGCCTGATTTCCTACGCCCAGAGGAAGTAGAGACAGGGGCAGATGCAGACCCAGTGCTGACTGATTTCCAGCGCGCTGCCCAAGATTTCACTACGCGCACAGAGGCGCAGTATGGGCCAAGCTGGGGCATAAGCCCTATGCGTAAGAGCGTCATCCTAGCGGATATCGCTAAGGCTTCGCAGGTAGAAGCCAACAGGACCAAAAATAGGCCTAAATACAAGCATGATATTGGCAAGAACCTGCTCCCGATAACCAGCAAGTACCAATGGTTTAAGGATTTGGCGGATAAGAAGATTGGCGCAGGCCCAATGGATGAGGAATTGAAAACCCCCCTCTCCCGTGCTTCGCTTAATAAACCCTCCGATGAAGAAATGTCCTCAGAGGTCAAACGCTTGGTCAGGGTTGCTGTAGAGCAGGGGTCCAGACTGCGCACCCGTGCGGGGGGTAAACCCGCTACGCCTATGTCAGTAGCTGATATAAAGGCCGAGCTTCTCCCTGTGATGCGCAACTGGGACAACAGCCCCAAACTTGAAGTTGTGGAAGATTACATGTCCCTCCCCGCGGAGGTGCAGGACATACTCGACGGCATGAACGCCACGGACACCACACAGGGTATGATGCACAAGAATACGTTGTATATTGTGGCCGACAATATCGCCTCCAAAGAAGAGGCAAAGGCTGTGCTGTACCATGAAGCCTTGGGCCATTTAGGGCTGGAATTAAGGTTCCAGCAAAAGCTAGGGGAGGTTTTGTCCGACATATACCTAACCAACAAGAAGGTACGGGATGCGGCGGATAAATGGCTGATTGACAACCCTGATACCTACAATGGCGCGGAGGACGCGACAGTCCTAGCCACGGAAGAAGTGCTTGCCGGGAGGCAGGAATACGGACCTACTGACGTAGGAGCAATGGCTAGGTTGGCGGCGGTTGTGCGACAGTTTGGCAGGATGCTGAGTAAAGCCTTCAAACGTATAGTACCCTACACCGATGCTGATGTGCGGGCCATCCTCGCCTCTTCAGCGAAGGAAGTGACTGGTGGTTATAAGGGCGTTATTGCACCAAATTCCCCCGAGGGTATAGCGATGCGGAAGGCCGCAGCGGCTAATAGCGCTGCGCTCACAAAGGTACGGGAGTCTGACCTATCTACCAATGGCGGGGCTACGAGTGCTTTGAAAGCCATTGGGGACGCTATCAAGAACGGGCACGACTACAAGAATTGGAAACCGGGCATTGAGAAATACGGCAGCCGCTTGTCGTCCGAGAACCTGCAAAAACTTATGATGGCCCTCCCAACTGACGGCATCGTGGGTTGGTATAGTGATACCTATAAAAAGGTAAGTGGGATGCGGGAGGACACCGACCCCACCCCGCTGGAGCGCCTTAATCGGCTAATCCCCCAAATGACTTCCATGCGTGGAACAATGGCACGCGCCGCCGGTAAGATGGCAGACAAACTACGTGCGTTTGTTAGCGAGCAGGGGAACGTTGCGCTGGCGGATACGATGCACTTGGCCCGTGGCAACCGTGTGGACCCCGAGACATTCGGGGATAAAGCATTAGATCAGGTATACGCCGACGACGCCCCTCTCCAGCAGAAGATAAAGAATGGTTCGGGCGTAAATCTGACCACTCAACAAAAGGCTGGGCACGCTTCTTCAGTAACTGCACGTAAAAACCAAATCAAAGAAGTATATGACGCGTGGAAAACCCTAGGTCAGCAAGATGGTGGCCATGAAATGTTTGCAGAGGTGCGTGAATACTACTCCACAATGAATAGACTAGAGCGTGCGATGCGGGATAAATATATTCAGGATATGGATATAGACGAGGATTCCAAGCAGAAGCTACTTGATACTATCCGCAAAGAACAAGAAACCGTTAGCGATGACGATGTAGATGACTCTCTATACCCTAACGTATACTTCCCATACATGCGGCATGGTAAGTTTTGGCTTAGTATATCTAACCCCGATATGAAGGGCGGGCGTCAGTTTTTCATGTTCGACAGCAGTAAAGACCGGAATAAGTACCGTAAGGAACATGCCAAGCAGGTTGGTAGAAGCGCGGAAGACGGTGATTACTTCCGGCAGGGTGAAGACACAGCAGCGATCAAAAAGAATTTTGAAGAAAATAGCAGTATGTTGCAGGCCCAGTTCGCAATCATAGACAAAATGACGGCCACGGATAACCTCAAATACGACGCCAAGACCTATGGCGGGAAGCAAGAGGCTGTGGATGCGCTGAAGCAAGACCTGAAGGACGAACTATACCAGACCTATCTGCGCACGCGGCCAGAGGCCTCCCTGCGCAAACGGTATATCCATGCGAACAATGTGACGGGTTTTACCAGCGATGTGCTGCGTAATTTTGTCGTGTCTGCGAACCAGTATTCTTCACAGCTAGCGAAGCTGCGGTACAGTAAACCCATTGAAGTAGCCATAGAGGAGGCCAACGCCGCGCTGGAAGGTATGCCCCCCTCTATACAGAGCAAGCTAGGGGTAATGACCGACGCAGTGGCCGCCCGTGCCCGCAAGGTAGTTATGCCGCCCGAGCGCAGCGCTGTTACGTCCGCACTTAGTGAGATATCCTTTGTATGGTTCCTGACCGCACCTGCTACTGCCATTATCCAGCTTACTGCTATCCCCATGCGTGTCTTGCCTAGGCTCACCACTGAGTATGGAGAGGTAAAGGGATGGAAGACGCTGGCTAAATTCTCCGGTGCTTTTTCCATCACGGGAGGGGAGCAGCTTTTCAGTTTGGAGGATTCCCAACTGTTGAGGGATAACCCTATACTGGCCAAGGCGTTCAATACCTTGCGTGACCATCGGGAGACGTTTGGTACGCTTATCACAGAGGCATTGCGGAACGAAGAAGCCCCGCTAAGTGAAACAAAAAACATGAAGTCCCGCGCTATAAAGGTAGTGGGCGCAGCGATCTCCGCCACAGAGCGTATGTCTCGCGAAGTAGCAGGGATGGCCACTTTTGAACTAGAGTACGCACGCCTTGGTAAGACGAAACCAGACCTTACTCCTGAAGAACGGTTTGAACTGGCTATCGACGCAGCAGCAGATACTGTTAACGCCACTGTCGGTAACTACAGCGAGTTCAATAAGCCAACGGTGTTCACGGGGGACATAGGGCGCATGGTGTTCCAGTTCAAAACCTTCTCCGCGATCACATATAAATTCTTCATTGGGGCAGTACAACAAATGGTGAAGCCATTGAACAAAGGGGACCGTGCCGCCGCGGTACGGGAAATGACAGGGGTGCTGGCTATGGGTTCCCTGTTCTTCGGTGTGACGGGGCTTCCACTATTCACCATGGTTATGTGGCTGATCGACATGGCCCGCGAAATGAACGACGATGACGACGATGACGAGGAAATGCGCCGTCAAAGCCCTTATGGGTCGCACAGCGCGGAGTATCAGTTCCGTTATGAATGGCTCCCCGAAATGCTTGGGCAAAAGGTAACCGAAGGCGCGGAGTCCACCCGTCTGGTGGACATGCTGCTTAATGGCCCACTGTCGGAAATGAGCGATGTGAATATTGGGTCGCGTACTAGCTATAACGATATGTGGTTCCGGGATAACTCCCGTGCGGGGGACTCCGCTTTTGACTGGTTTGTACACAACACAGTGGGCAACATCCCTGTGCTGTCACTGGCGAGTAACATGAGCCGCGGTGTGGACTATTTTGACAAGGGGGAATACGAAAGGGGCGTAGAATCTGTAGTCCCTTCCTTCGCGCGTAACACAATGGCGGGTATCCGGTACGCCACTGAGGGGTCCAAGACTAGCGCCGGAGACACTATAATGTCTGCGGAGGAATTGTCGGACGCTAATATAGCAGCACAGATTCTAGGGTTCCAGCCAACCCGACTGGCGCAAATACAAGAAGAACGTGCGGACAGAAACAAACTCGAAGCCAAGGCCGAAGGGAAACGCACAGCACTACTGCGCAGGCTTAACATGGTTAGGACCAGCTACCCTGTGGATAGGGAAAAAGTCATAGATGTTGTGAAGGAAATGGCTGAATTTAATAAGCAATGGCCTGCCCCAGATATGATTATCACGGAAGAAACGATTGATAAATCCTTCAAGGGCTTCACAGACCGTAAAGAACTGCAATACCGCGGTAGCATATTCACCAAGAAGGATGCTTATAGAGGTGTCCCCGGCGCTATGCAGGCAGGGGACTAAGGAAAAACCCCCGCCATTTCTGGCGAGGGTCCTAGTTCTGAGCAAGTGAACCACACTTAAAGGTAGGAGCAAACTACCGGTGGCCACTATACCTAGATTCTCCATACCCGTAAACCCCTAATACCATCTACGATCACTACCTTCTGGACCGTCCTGATACGTAGTGACGCTAGGTGGAGTCTAATTTCCCGCCTCACGCGCTTGCAATCAAGGCATGGAAAGAACAAGTCGCTGCCCTTTTTGAACTTGCTCCACGGTATCTCGTACTGCACTCCTTCAACTATCATCACCACCAGCCTGCGCAGTTTCTATGGCATCATCAACGTCAAAAAAGTCTGGGTGTCCCCCGTCCAATATCAGGCAGTGGACAGGAGGGTTGCTTATTTTCATACCCTTAGTGACGCGCTTGACCTCTGCGTCTTTGAATATCCCCTTCGCCTTCAGCAGCTTCAGGGTTTCGGCATAGTCTATCTGATATTCCACACAGTGCTTTTTGAATGGTTTTGTTACGATGTATATGTTCTTCGTGTCTGGCTCATAACGTATACGTAGTTCCCCATAGGTAGGGTCAAGCGCCGGAGGGGCGTCCAGCATACTGCGGGCATCTGCATCGCCCTTGATTACCAACGTGCTTTTGATATTGGAGTTCATGTAATCACCGATAATGCTTACTACGTCCACAACAGGGGCACTGACTTGGCTGCGCATCGTGTCGATCATTTCCATTGTGTAATTCAAGATCGGTTTCAAATCCCACGACATTAGGCCACACTTGTCTTGTGCGATCATCCCACCGGCAATGTTGGATGCAGCTACCGCGGACCATATGCGCTCCCGCTGCGTCAGCCCCAATTCACGGTCAAGGTTCGTCTGCACGCGTCCCACTAGGTCTATGGCTTGCTTCTTATTCTCTACCAGCCAGCGTATGTATTTAGGACCGGCGTGGCCGTAATTTTGTAGCAACTGGTGATCGAACAACTGTTTGGCTTCTGCTTGGTCTATGGCGTTCACCTGCCGTATATGGTACTCAAGCAACCGCATCATTTCACCATCCGCTCCAGTCTTCTTACCACCTAGCTTCTGATAAAATGACGAGTTGGAGGAGCATAGGGCAATTGTCTGCCAAGAGGTAAGGTTCTGGCGCAGTTCGTTCGTGCTGCCCTTCATACGCTCCTTACCCTTACCCTGCGACACACTGTACGCAAGGGTGGAGAACTCCCCGTCACTCATATTGGTCATTTCGTCTATGGTGTACGGCAGGTTGTTATAGACACCAAGACGCGTAATCTTCGCGTTCATTGTGTCTTCCTTAATGGTGCACATCCCTTCGGGGGAGCCGTATACGCTGTTACACATATGCAGAATTGTAGTCTTGCCCGTACCAGAAGTAGGGTAGATCATATTCACGATAGCACCGCGCTGCCCTGTAAACTTCAGCAGGGGCGAGCCAAACGCCGTCAGGGCTGCAAATGCGTGGGGTTCGAGGCCCGGACGCCCATAGAGGTCAAATACTTCCTTCCACTTCTCAAACGTGCCCTTGGGGCCGCTATGGGGTATAAGTGGGGCCGTGGTCGTGGAGGGAGGGCTGTTATGGAACCCATCCGCTGCTACTTCCACATCACCAATGATAAATTTGGTATCCTTGTCGGCCCACCCAAACTGCACACGCATGTTTTCTCTCCTTCGACTGTTGTTTTGTAAATCGGTTATCATCCGTATGATATAGGTTACCAACCATCGGAATTGCTTATCCTCGCAGGCTACCCCTTGGGATGCTAGTACGTCACGCCAATCCCCGTTGCCCTTGATTGCTTTAAGGGGCACCGTGAACTCCTGCACCCCCTCTGCTGGTAGGTGTAGGCGCATGAGCAATGTCTCACCATCTATGGGGTCGTACATACGCTTCACTACATATAGATCGTTACAATATACTAGCCTAGGCTCTGATTCTTCGTCTAGTGCCTCTAACCATATACCGCCCCCCTTGGGCCGCGTGAAACCCCATGGGGGTTCTGGTATTTTATATACTATGCCATCTTCCGTTAATTCCCGCTCTTCTTCCGTCGAGGGGACTACGATCTTGCCTAGCTGGATAGGGGTCTTTATCTTGCCCCAATGCGGGCATGACGGACATATGTTTGGGTTTTCTTGGTCAAATATTGCGCAGCTTTGTGGGCCACCTGTATTGGCGGCTTTTTTGTCTGCGTCCACAGGGTTGTAGCCGGGGTGGGCTTGAGACAGACTCGTTATCGCCTTGTCACGCTCAATGCACTTGTCTGCTACCGATAGCGCCGCACGCCATAAAGGCTCCGAAAGGGTGGCGTTGTTGTTTACGCAGTATGTAAGCTGATCGCATCCGTCACCGGCAAGGGTGCGGTCAATGATACGCTTGAAGCTGGTGTCCGTTGCGTCCAGCAGCTTCTCCCCAAGTTTGGTCTTTCCTCTTGGGGCGTTACCAAACAGGCTGCCCCCTGCCACTGGCGTAGCTACTGAGGCTATCAGGTTCGATATGAAGGGCGTAGCAAACTCGCTAAGGCTCTGCGGGGTATATTTGTCCTGCATTACCGTTACGTCTCTAGGCGTATCTTCCTTGAAGTTCTTTGTGCCCGGAATACGCAGGATGCGGGACACTTCAAAGACAGAAGGGTCAATAAGCAGCCCATGTTCCATACATCGGGCCTTTAGCTGCGCCGCTACAGGTTCCCACTGTTCTCTGGTAGCATCTTCCGCCAACGGCCAATATACGTGAACCCCACCCCCGCTGCTAACAACGATAGGTCTTTTCATACCTACTTCTTTTATGAACCCTCGCAGAGCATCTATAGCCTCGTCTTGGGTTGCATAGCCCTTGCCAGCTTTGGCCTTGTCTTCGCCGCAGTCTATGTCTAGCCAGAAAGCACGAAGCGCCTGCACGTTGGGCTTTGTGCGGCCATCTTTTGTTTTGAATTTTGCGAGGGAGAAGAAAACATTGCGCTTCTGTGCAACCATAGTGGGTACGTAAGCATCCACTTCTGCGCGGGTCTTGAAAAACTTTTGTACGATGCTACCTTTGATGCTTACTACGCAGAACCACCCTCCGGTGGGCTGCACAATATCCATAAGATCAATAGTCACAGTGCAGCCCCATCCAATATATTGTTTGAAAGCCCCTCGTCACGCGGAGGCGTTTGATATGAATTTTCGTATTTGCGCAGTATGCTCTTTGCTAGGCTCGAAGGCCCCACGAAACCATAGGTATATGGTTTGGCGTGAAACACCTAGCGTTGAAGCAGCGTGGTGGACGGGTATGCTTTTTGATATGCACACCCGCCCTAGTCTTACTCCTAGCTTGGTATCATCAGCTAAGGCATTTTGCGCTACGAGGTTTGTGTCGTAGCCTCTAGCCATTAGCTTTCCTCTTCGTCGCCCCAATCTTTAAGCACTTGGGATAGGTCGCGCTTCTTCGGGGGTTCTGGGGGTGTGGCTTTCTTCTTTTTATTCACCACAGGTTCGGCGTCGTCTTCCGCGCTCTCAAAGAAGCCAGCGTTGGCAGTTGCCGCTTGCTCTACGGGTTCCTTTGGTATTGGAGCCGGTGCGTCTTCTTCATCGTCAGGCTCTTCCTGCGCTACTGCTGGCTTCTTGGCCACCTTGTCGGTCTGCGATACTTGCAGGGACACGTAGGACTCTGCTTCTGGCGTCTGCTGCGCTGCGATAACGGCATCAAATTCTGCGTCCGTCAGGTTCCGCACAGGTTTGAAATTGACCTTCATGGTGGGTGAAGATTTGTCGAAGGACACTCTGGTTACTACCGTATCAGGGCTTTCGTTATGGGCCACCAAGAATTTCGTGTAGCTTTCAAACGGGTGTGTGTTGCCATCCCCCTTGCCAAACAGCGAAGCCGCAGGGATGTTCATCTGGTACAACTCACCCTCGGGGTCACCCATAAGCATGACTGCCAACCTACGGTTGTAGCGGCAAGCGCGTTTTCCAGAACTGCCAGAACCCTTCACGTTTTGTGGGCAGGTAGCACATTTCTTGCTCTGCGGGTCAGTGGCACCTGCATCTGGTACATCACCAAGGTTAGACCAGCAATCCGGCAGGGTTGCTGCCCCGTTCGGGTCATACGCCGCCTCGTAGTAGGTGCGCGAAACAGCAGGTAAAGCGTTCACTACGATGATATTGATTTCATCAGCGACAGGGTTGCCGACAGGTTCGCCGTTCACCATACGTTTGAACTGGTGCTGCGAATTAAGGGCTACGCGGCGCGTGGTGCCCATGCCCTGATTGTCTTTAACCTGCTGGCCTAACGAGGTCAGCTTGCCGGTGCGCTTCGTTGCTACTACTGCGCCTTTGTCTTCAAAAATAGTCAGATTGGTATCAGTCATATTCGCCTCACTTGTTGGATGGTTTACGTACTTGGATGGTGTATTTGCGGTCTGTATTCAAACCTACTGGATGCTTGTCGGGGTGGTCCTCAAGGAACTGCCGCATAGCCCCATTGTTGACGCGCTTTTCCAGCAGGTAGGGGGCGTTATTCTGCACAATAAATTCGTGCATTGCCTCCCAATCGCTGGCCCAAAACCGTTCAGTAACGCGTCTGGACACTGTACCAACAGGGGTTTTGATACTATCTGCCCCTAGTCTGTTACACTCGTCCAGCAACGCATTGCTTACGGTTTCAAGGTTCTCTTTGAGTGGTGCTAGCCTTTCCTTCAGGGCTTCTTCCTGTTCGGCTATGCTAGCGCGTAGGCCTGTATATGCTTTCACAAGTGTCGGCATATCAAGCCCTGTTTCGGGTTCTTCGGTCATAGTTTGCTCCATTGCCTACTCTAGTTATAGATGATGTTTTACATTGTCAAGCTAGTTTTCAATCTCCATACGATATAAATCAATTATTTTTTGATGGTTCGCAATATTCCCGTTCAGCATCTTGTACAGGTGGTCCTCAACAGGACTGCCCTTTATGTGTACGATGGTCATGGGGTTGTGCTGGCCCGGACGGTTTATGCGGGCATTGGCTTGCAGGTAAGTCTCAACGCTCGTTACTGGGGCGTACCAGATTATTGTGTTTGCTGCCGTAAGGGTAAGGCCATGGGACGCCGCCTGTGGTTGTATCAGCAGCACTTTGGTGCTGTTCCCCTCCTGAAAGCCTTTCACTATTTCGCTGCGTCGATTAACTGAAACCTTACCGTTGATTATGTCCGACTCCACCCCCGCCTTGTCCAAAGCATTTTTCAACAGGTTTATGGTGTGGGTGAAGGGGATGAACACCAAAACCTTATGGCTGCTCTCGTTGATCGCCTCTAACACTACGTTAAGTCTGTTGCTTACATCAAACTCCATCGTGTCACCATCGTCGGTGTACGCCGCGCCCCCGCTGATCTGGAGCAGTTTGTTTATGTTTGTGGCTGCGTTAATAGAGGTAACGTCTTCACCCCCGGCGGAGATAAGCATCTGGGTCTTGAGGGTATTGTAATATTTCTGCTGCTGCGGTGTGAGGGGGGCTTCCCGCTCGACTATAGTAACTTCCGGTAGGTCTAGGCACTGATCTTTTTCAAACCGGATGGCAGGCTGCAAAGCACTATGTACTACGGTATCGGCATGGGCTTTGGGCACCCACTTGAACCGTGTTGCCTTGTACATGACTTGATCGCGGAACGCGCCGTAGTATTTAGGTACTCCCTCTGGGTTGACCAGTTTTGCGAGGCCGTAAGCATCTACAGGGCTTTGTGCTGCTGGCGTACCAGTCAGCATCCACAGCCATGGTATCTTAGCCGCGAGGCGGTTCAACACCTTCCAGCGGGTTGTCTGTGAATTTTTATACGCGCTGGCTTCATCGACCACTATCATGTCGAACCCACCCGCAAGGATTTCCTTCTCGACTACGGCTACGCCGTCAGGGTTAATGATTACAAACTCAGCCCCCACGGCAAGGATTTTCTTGCGTTGGGCTGCGCTCCCATGCGCCACAGAACAGGTCCGGTGCATGGCGAAGGTGAACAGGTCTTGCTGCCACGCTGATTTCATAATGGATAGGGGGCAGATAACCAGCACACGGCTGATTTCATTCTGCTTCATAAGATAATCTGCGCTCCATATAACTGAAGCGGTCTTGCCAGTCCCCTGCTCGTTGAAGCAGAACGCACGCTTGCGTATAGACAAGAAGGAGGAAGTGGTGCGCTGGTGGTCGAAGGGGTTAAATTTACCCGTCCAAGTGTAATCCCGCAGCATGGGGGATGGGGTGTCTGCGTAGCCCAATTCAGCAAGGGCTTTGGCTTCAGGGGTTCCCCAGAAGACAGCGGTTTCACCGCCTCCGATATCCTTATATCTCTTGATCTTCTTTTTTAGGGCTGACAGGTCCGTGTGCTGGAAGACCAGCGCCTTGTCTTCTACGATTTCCATACTTGCTCATTTCCCGTTGCGTTTTGCTCTATTCTTGCTCCGCGAGATTACTTTCAGGTTGCTAGCCTTGTTGGTCCCGCCTTTAGATATCGGCTTCGTGTGGTCTACGTCTTTGCCGTCACCCTTCTTGGCCTTCCCCGCCTCCACCATCTTGGCTCTGGCAGCGTTGGTTTTGGCCCGCCGCTTCTTGTACACCTCAGTACCGCCGTACTTCTCGTACTCTTTTTTGAAATTACGGGAAGATTTATCCTTGTATGGCATGTTCAGTTACCTTTTTGCACCAGTTAACGAAGTCTTCAGGGGTTAAGTTACCACGAAACTTGTTAATAGCAACGCACACTAGCTGCACATTGCCTTTAGTATACGCGCCACCAACATCGCTGCGGTTTCTTTGTCTTGCTCAGTCATTATAATCTTTCCTATATCTCTTGATCTTACCTTCACGCCAGAAATCTACTTCCTGCATTTCTCCGTGGATTATCCAGACTGCTTCCTCTGGTTCCTCCACTTCCAACTCCCTACGTCTACCATCGTAGTACATAACAGAAATCAACATGCTCCTATCTCCTTTGCTTCCAATGCTCACAACTAGTCACAGGGCACCAACCGCATAACCCACTAGTTTTGGGGTTCCATACGTCCATCTTGGTACACATTTCCAAATCGTCTAGTTGTTCCTTGAACACAGACAGGTACGCATCGCGGCGGTCCACCGTGTGTTTTCTTGGGAAGAAATCCTTTGTCACTACATATAGCAGCGCAGACTTAATAACTTCCAAATCCGGGCGAAGAACAAACAACGCACCAGCTAGTAGGTCCAACTGTTTCATGTCGGCGTACTTGGAATTTTTGCCTGTCTTATAATCTATCAGGTGGGCGGTGGTCCCGTTGATAATGACCAGATCAGCAATGCCCCGATACCACGCGTCTGGGTCGTCGAAATCACAGGGGGCGTACCCCTCGTCGGTTTTCTTAACCCCCAACTGCAACTCTGGGAACTTGTTCCCCTGTATCTCCTCCAATACGGTTACGAAAGGAGTGATAACATTAAATTTGTCTGGTATCACGGTGCCATCTTTGATGCGATTTTCCGCAGCCTCATGCACTAGGTTGCCGTAGCGGGCGGCTTCGCCGTAGCTATCCTTAACATCCTTCGCCACCTTCAGATGGTAATATTTCTTAGGGCACTGATCGAACGTCTTGATAGCACTGTAGGACCAAGGGAAACTCATTCTTTTTCCCCCGCCATCGCCTTCAAGTGGCCTATCTCCGCATGAAGCGCATCTATCTCGGCGTTTTTGCGGTCTAACTCCTTAACTGCCTCCACCAGCCCAAATGTGGCCGATGCGATCAGTATTTTGCGGGTTCCTTCATCCATGGTAGTCATCCTCTGTGCTGGCCCATTCCCACGCCCAATTTATATCGCCGTCTTTACGGCGCGCGCGTAAGATTGCTACCAATATGCAAGCAGCACTAAAGCCTGCGACCAGCAGGGGTGCCAGCCAACCGTTCTCTACGTTCTTCATCTTCTCTATACCTCTGTATGCCACGGATAACGCTGCTATGGTCTTTGTTCAGGAAGCGTCCGATTTCGGCTACGCCCACCCCGCCCATAAACAATCTATAATACACAGCCCGCCTAGCCCGTGAAGCCTCTGCGTAACGGCGCGGGCCAAAGATAACACCAACATCCATATGGTGGCGATCAGCAACATTCTGCGTAATCTCCAGCATTTTATCCATATCCATTGGCCCGCTGTCCATCATTCTTCCTTCTTTAACGGTCAAGTGCATCGGCAAGAACGCGCAGTCTACTCGCTACCATGCTTGAGTCTTGCCCATTCTCAAGGTCTGTCACTGCGGCGCTAATCATAATAGCAAACGCAGTCTGCCAAGGGGCTATCCTGCCCGTACCCTGCGTTACCCTATGGGCAACCGCTGCCAAATCCTCTTTCGGCATATCTGGCGTAGGCACAGATATATGCCCTATATGTGGCCGCTGCCCCTTCTCGGCTTCCCAATCCTTGGTTAGTACCTCTTCAGGAATACCACGTTCTTCGACGGTTCTATGCTTGGCTTTCCTGCGCTTATTATGCTTCTTGTATGTGGTAATTGGCCCGTCCCACTTGCCTTCCTTTTTCAACGCGATGCGCGCCTTCTTCCTCTCTGCGTATGCAGTGGTGTCGCTCTTCAGGTTGAACGCCTTTTGTGCGGCTTGAGGGCTGGCGTCGGGGTTCACCATGAAATAAGCAAACAGCTTCTTGTATATAGGTATATCGTCATTGTTCGGTACAGGGCGGCGGTGCTTGCGCTTCATAATCTGCCCTGCATTGTTTAATACATAGTGGCGGCGGTCAAACTTGATGCCGTTGTCTGAGATAATAAAATGTTCTTCTACCTTCATGGTATGCTCCTACAGGTTACTTCAGGTTGCCACCTGACTTCAAAATATCACCACCAAAAACATAGGTGCCGACATGGTTCAAATTGATGAAAGGGTTGGCATGGACCTTTCCACCGTGGGTTTTCCACAACTCGCAGAAATGGTAATCCTCCGATAGAAGGGCACCAGTTTCGTCGATACTTGTCGCGAAAAATTCATGGGTTAGAGGGTTGGAATACTCACCATCCTCGCCCTTATGGCTGCTAACGCGGTAGGTAGGTACGTGAGGAATAAGCTGCTC